CCAATCACTAAGCTCTACTGTTGGAATTGGTAATTTATTTTTGATGTTTTCATTAGTAAATGCAAATACTCAAGTAGGTAATTTTAATTTATTATGTACCTACTCATCTGTAAGTGTAAATTGTGCATTAGGTAACTATAATGTATTATCTCCTTATTCTTCTATAGCTAAGAATGTATGTATAGAAAACACTAATTTACTAGAATCAGGAGAAATTCTATTTGAAGATCTTGAAAGTGATTGTGTACTAACATCAGGTGTAGTATACGCTAATGACTAAGGTAGCAGTAATGCAACCGTATGCATTTCCTTATTTTGGGTATTTACAACTTATGAAGTGTGTAGATCATTTTGTATTTATGGATGATGTTACTTTTATTAAAAAAGGTTTTATGAATAGAAATAAAATTATGAGTAATGGTAAGGAACAACTCTTTACTATACCTGTTAGTAAGATTTCTCAGAATAAAAAAATTAACGAACATTATGTTAGTTCTCAATGGTCTACAAAATTAATTAGGTCAATTCAACACAACTATCAGAAGAGTCCGTATTTTGAAGAATACTCTGTTCATCTATTTCCACTTATAAAAGAATTAGAAGATAAAAAATTCTCAGATGCTTGTGTTTTAATTTTTGAAACTATAGCAGATATACTTAATATAACTTCAAAATGGCATCTATCTTCATCATTCCGTGTAGAACATTTAAAAGCAGAACAAAAGATTATTACTATCTGTAATGAATTAGATGCAGATATGTATATTAATCCTATTGGAGGATTATCTCTTGATTTCTACACTCAAGAAGTATTTGATCCAATCCAATTACGTTTCATCAAACGACAAGATTCTTTACCCTCTACATCTGTAATAGATCTATTATTTAGATTTGGGTCTGAGGAACTTCGTAATAACATAGATAAATATGAATTGATAAACAAATGACAAAACCAATTATAATATTTGGAAATAAAGATTTAGCAGAAATGGCTAAATGGTATTGGGGAAGTACTGTTGTAGGATTTACAATGAATAATCCTGAATCTGATACATTTTTAGGTTTTCCTATGTATGATTTTGAAACAATAGTAGAAACTAGACCTCCTTCAGAATATGATATGTTTGTTCCTATAATTGACAATGTAACAAGGGCTAGAATATATACTAGGTGTAAAGAATTAGGCTATAGATTACCTAGTTATATACATCACAATGCTTTAGTTTGGAATAGAAATGCTATTGGAGATAACTGCTTTATACAAGAATTTAATAATATACAGTATAAAACTACAGTAGGTAATAATGTTATTATGTGGGCAAGTAATCATATCGGCCATCACAGTATAATAGAAGATCATTGTTTTTTTACTTCTCATGTATGCATGTCAGGTCATTGTCATATAGGTAGTCATGCTTATCTAGGAGTAAATGCTACTATTAGGGATTTTGGAGAAATAGCCGAAGGAACATTTGTATCTATGGATACATCTATAACTAAAAATATCACAGAACCGTGGGGAATATATAGAGGCAGCCCAGCACGGAGATTGAAAAATGTGGAATAAACATGGTATTATCTATTCTGCTAAAAAAGCACAGTTACCTGTATTAGAAGAAAGAAATTGTTCTTGGAGAATATATTTTACTTCTCGTAATAAACTAAATCAAAATGAAGGATATTTTATTGATGTAGAAAAAGGTAATCCGTCCAATATACTGGCTCCTGCTAAACAAGTGTTAGTTCCTGGCAAACCAGGAAGTACAGACTCTGCAGGTGTTATGCCTACATGTAAGTTTGAAGATAAATTATATTATATAGGATGGACTATACGAAAAGATGTTCCCTATTTTAATTACTGTTCTGTAGCTAAAGAAAAATTTAATGCTAAGTTCAAAAAACGTGGACCTATCTTGTCTCCTGATTTAATAGATCCTGGTTTTTCAGGCACTATATGTGTAACTAAACTTAATGATACGTATATGGGTTATTATTTATCGTGTAATAACTGGCTACCAGATGAAGAAGGTAACTTACAACCTTCATATAGTATTAGATTAGCTACATCAGATGATGGATTAAATTGGAATAAATCAGGAATCCCTACTATTAAACTAAGAGGTGAAGAAGCAGGAATCTCATCTGCTACTGTGTATAAACATAAAGATATATTTCATATGTGGTTTTCTGTTAGAAATAGTATTGAGTTTAGAACAAATCCAGAGCACGCATATACTATACAGCACGCTACTTCTAGAGACGGATATAGCTGGACAAGAGATACAAAATTTGGTATAGTACAAGAACTGGAGTTTGAATCAATTATGTGCGCTTATCCAGTAGTAATTCCTTATGAAGATAAACTTCATATGTTTTATAATGGCAATGGCTTCGGTGAAACTGGTATAGCACATGCAACAATGGAAATGGAGAAATTATGAAAATAGATAATTTAAAAGAATTAAAAGAACAAGGTTACACTATTGTACCAAAATTAGTAGAAGTTGACTTTGTAGATGCTATATACGACTCAGTAAACGCAGTGTTTAATAAACAAATACAGCGTACTGGTTGCAAGGATATGGATGATTTAAAAGAAAAACACTATGATTTATGGAATCTTTGTGATTTACATTCTCAATGGAATTTACAAGTACACCACTTGCAATGTATGCTAGGGTATAAAATGGCTAAATTTATGATTGATCCTCTAGTTGGAATAAATATAAGACCTATGGTATATTGTAATGGGTATCTGCCTCTTAAAATGAGAGGATCTACTGATTCTTTAGTATGTTGTGTTCCTTTAATTAACGAAAAAGAATCAGGATATTTACAAATGATCCCTAAAAATCTAGAGGAAGAAAGAAATATTGAGTATAAAGTACATACGCGTGAATGGCGTGAGGCTGATGATAAAGACTGGGTATCTATAGATGTACCTAAAGGTGATGTTTTAGTATTTGCTCATGATGTAGCTCATAGACATAGTAAAACAAAAGAAGGTAGTTTGTGGTATGCTTATTTTACTTATAACAATATGTATGATCCTGCATTTGTTGAAGCGGGATACCCGCATCCTTACACTGATTGGACTAAAAGAGATTATAATGATGAACACTCTTAAAAAAGAGGTAAGTTATGATTCGTATAATCTATAGAACCTGTGGATGGACTAATTGGGATAATAGACCTGAGTGGTTTCATTTTAGAAGTTGTTGGGACAATTTAGTATCAACAACTAAAAATGAAGATTGTGCTATAACAGTACTTTATGATGGTGAATTAAAAGGGCATGAAGAATATAATTATCATGCAGATGTGTTAGAAATTGATAGTGCAGCTAAACTTCCAGAAATACACAAAGACTGGGAGCTAAAAGGTGAGATGTATATTGATCATGATGAACAAGGTAGAGAAATACATAAAAGAGTAGAAGCTCCTGATCGAGAAAAAGCATCAGGATATTTAATGTATGAGTTAATTAGAGATAATATGTATGATTGGGATGATAATGATATTATCTATCTTGTAGAAGATGATTATATGCACATATCTGGATGGCCTATTGTATTACAAAATGTATATGATATGTATGATGGAGTAGATTATGTATCTTTATATGATCACCCCGATAAATACACACAAAGATACCAAGGATTATCTAGTCAAATCTTAGTATCAAATTATTGTCATTGGAGAACAGTACCTAGTAGTTGTGGAACTTTTGCCGGAAGGGTAAGAACTTTTAAAGAAGACTTAGATATTCATATGGGAAGTTTAGGTGATCATAATAAATTTACTCTGTTAGCTCAAAGAAATAGAAATATGATATCTGCAATGCCTGCTTTCGCTACTCATTGTGTTAATCCTTGGACCTCTCCTTTTAGGGACTGGGTTAAGGTATGATACCTTTTTTAATTAAAAAACAACTTGATTCTGATAGATTTAATGAGTATTTAATTACTGCTAATACAACTAATCAATTTACAAACTATGGATACGCTGTTCAGTTACTTGAACAGCGTGCCAGAGATATGTTAAAAATTGATGATAGTAAAGCTATAATTGCTACTTCTAGTGGTAGTACAGCTTTAGACGCTATAATATATGGAATGATAAGAAAAGATTCTCATAACTATAGAGTAGGAACTCAAGCATTTACTTTTCCCTCTAACACGATAGGTGCTGCACAAGGAGCTATCATAACTGATATGACTCCTCAATGTAATATACATTTAGATAATGAGTATATACAACAATCTGCTGATCTAGTTATAGTTACTAATATATTTGGTCACTTACAAGATATAACTGAAATATCTAGTAAAACAGAGCATAGAAATAAAAAATTAATATTTGATAATGCTGCCTCTCCTTATTCATTTTGGAATGGTTCTAATAGTTGTAATTTAGGAACAGCAAGTTATATATCACTACATCATACAAAACCTATAGGTTTTGGAGAAGGTGGTTTAGTTATTATTGATAAAGAATATGAAGAAATGGTAAGAGCAGCCTGTGCATTTGGTAATATAAATGGTGTATTTAACGAATACAGTGGTAATTATAAAATGAGTGAATTAAATGCTGCTGGTATTTTACAATGGTGGGATCAATTTAACATTGATGAGATGCAGAATATATTTATGAAAAATTACTATAATCTTAAATATCAAATGAGAAATGAGAATGGAGAGTCTTGGATTAATCATGATAATGATAAATGGTTTCCCACTTGTTTACCTTTTATATGTGATAAACCAGTAGAAAAATTATCAGGAGAATATTTAGATAGAGAATATAAAAAATACTATAAACCTTTAGGTAATGGTTATGTAGTATCTGATATTATGTATAATAATATTAAGTGTATGGCACTTACTAACGGAGTAGAAGAATGTTTAAACAGATCGCAGTAGTAACAGGATGTGCAGGTTTTATAGGAATTACCTTTACAAGATTATTACTTGAAAAAGGATGGTTAGTATATGGAATAGATAAGTTTACATATGTAGCTAATTTTGAAGAAGTACAGTGGCTTGCAGATACATATCCTGATACTTTTACTTATGCTGTAGAAGACATTAAAGATATTGATAGACTTCCTGAGTGTGATGTAATATTTAATCTTGCAGCTGAGTCTGACGTAGATAATAGTATTTTAAATATAGATAGTTTTATTGATTCTAATATATCAGGAGTTAAAAATTTACTTGAAATCATAACACATAGAAGTGTTCAGATCAAAAACAATAAACCTTTATTTTTTCAAGTATCTACTGATGAAGTTTATGGAGATAAAACTGAAGGCAGTTTTGATGAAACAGCAGCCTTAATGCCTAGTAACCCCTATGCAGCTACTAAAGCATCAGCAGATATGTTAGTAGAAAGTTGGTCTAGAACTCATGGATTAGATTATGTCATAGCTAGGCCATCTAATAACTATGGAGAGAATCAATATCCAGAAAAACTAATACCTACTGTAGTTAGACGTTTACAACGTGGTCAAAAAATTAAATTACATAATAATGGGTTACCTATAAGATCTTGGACGCACGTAGAAGATACAGCAGAAGCATTTATTTTACTGTATGAAAAAGCGTGCAGAAATAATATATATAATATACAATCAGATTACGAACAAACTAATTTAGTAACTGTTACAAAAATTATAAATGCTTATTTTATGGGGCATATAGATATTAGCATACCAGATTATGATGAGCATATAGATTATAATTATGATAGACCAGGACAAGATATAAGATACTCAATATCGTGTGAGTCTATTAAAAATTATGGTTGGACTCCTAAAAAAGGTTTTGATCAAGAAATTATTAAATTAGTAGATTTTTATAAAAAAAGAAAGTGGAAATGGTAATGAAAGTTTTTATTACAGGAATTAGTGGATTACTAGGTAGTACTATGGCTAGATATCTTATTATGCAAGGAGATAAAGTAGTAGGCATTGATAATATGATTGGAGGTGTAGAAGGTAATGTACCAGAACATCAAGATTGTGAATATCATAGAGGTGATATATTAGATACAGAATTTATGAAAACAATTATGGCAGATTGTGATGTGGTATTTCATACAGCATCTCTTCCATATGAAGGATTAAGTGTATTTTCTCCTACAGTAACTGCTACCAGTATTGTATCAGGTACTATTAGTACGGCTATTGCAGCACTACATAATAAAGTTAGACTATTTGTAAATTGTTCATCTATGGCTAGATATGGAGATCAAATTCCTCCTTTTACAGAAGACATGCCTACTAATCCTGTAGATCCTTATGGGTTAGCAAAAGTACAGGCAGAACAACATTTACAAATGTTGAGTGAGATACATGGATTAAACTATGTAACAGTAGTTCCTCATAATGTTATAGGAGTAGGACAAAGGTATTATGATCCTTTTAGGAATGTTGTAGGAATAATGATTAATAGAGCTGCACAACATAAAAATCTTATTATATACGGTGATGGAGAACAAAAACGTTCTTTTTCTGATGTTAGAGATTGTATTATAGCTGTAGAAAGAATTATGAATAGTAATCGTGAAGATCTGTGTGGACAAGTATTTAACATTGGTCCAGACGACAATGAGATGTCTATTAAACAATTAGCTACGTTAGTAACTCAACTCTCAGAAGTTTATATAAAATTTGACCATTACCCTGACAGACCTAGAGAAGTTAAAGATGCTTATTGTTCTAGTGATAAGATTAGAAAAGAATTTAATTATAATGCAGCTACGCCAGCTAAACAAACTATAGCAGATATGGTAAATTGGATTAAACCTATGGCACGAGAGTTTGAGTATCATTTACCTATAGAGCTTGTAACAGATCAAACACCTAAAACATGGACGGATAAATTAATCTAATGAGTAAAATCCAAGAAAAAATAACTGTAATAATGGATGAGTTACAACAAAAAATGGAAAGTAATGCTCATCTAACAGATCTTGCTGCAGTAGTTACTTTACTTGCACAAGTATCTATATACAAATCACATATGAATGATGAAGATAAAGATTATCATGATGCGATTGTATGGTGGTTAGAAGACTATCCTGAAAAGAGTTGGCGTGTACAGTAGTGATTGTTGGCAATGTAAGTATGTTTGCTGGGCTATAGGTGCAGGGCAAGGAGTTTTATGCTTTCATCCAGAAAATCAAAAGTATAATCCAAAACCTCGCAAATATGTAGCACCAGGGAAAGAAGATAACTATTTGGTGAATAAAGCAACGATTGTAAGATACATACCAGATGGTTGTACTTTTAGAGAAGAAAGAGTAAAAGATGACAGTTAAAGTAATTACACCTTATGTGTATGATAATGAAATAGCAGAACATAAAAATAAGTTTTGGGATCTTGATATACATTATGAAAAAGATACAGCCGGAATCGGTTCTGATTTAATGTATCAAAAGATGTGGAATCAGTTTCCTGAACATGATATTTTTATACTTCATGCAGATATGCACCCATTTAAAGATGGGTGGTGGGAAGAAATGCTAACGTATGTAGACAAGTATCCAGAAGCAGGAATGTTGGGTTTACTATTGTTATATCCTGCACAGAATGATAATTATGAACACTATATACAGTGTGCTGGTGGACAATTTACTGATGGAAAACCAGATCATTTTGGTAGTGGTTTAATACTTGAAAATAAATCACAATTTAAACAAAATTTAGAAGTTGACGATGGAAGGTACTTAGGAGTAAGAGAAGTAGCATGGACAACTTTTGGAGGTTGTTATCTTAGACGAAGTTTTCTTAATACTGTAGGAGATTTTAGTCCAGAGTATGAATGGACATATAATAGGGATGTTGATTATTGTTTAAAAGCTAGAGAGGCAGGAGAACATATTTATCAAATACCTGTAAGATTACTACACCATGAATCAAGAGACAATAAAAGAATAAAAGATCAGTCTAAAGCTGATATGGAAACTAGAAATTTACAAACATTACTGGCGAAATGGGCAAATTCAAAATTTTATAAAACGCTGGACAAAGAGATAAAAAGTGGATAAAGTATATATAACGAAACAAGAAATGTACGATGGTATAGAAAAAGAAGCTAAAAAATTAAAATCAGGAGATAATGGGCCTATATTAACTGTAATATTATGGATATGGATTTTATGGGCATTAGTATTTTTAATAATTCCTACTTTTATATCATTAGTGTTAGTATTTGTAATATATGCACCATTCTATATTGTAGATCAAAAAATTCTTAAAAGGAGAAATAATGGCTAAACTAAATAAAGTATGGGTGCAAGCAGCACTAGAAATGTCTCAAGTAGATAAAAGTAAACTTGATGATTGGCTTAAGAAAGTAGATGGAGCATCGTCTAGTAGGTTAAGAGGTTTTATTAATAATCTTTGTGGAGCTGATAATATAAATTACTTAGAAATAGGAGTTTATAAAGGTGCTACTCTAATGTCTGCTATAGCTAGTAATCCTGCAACAAAAGCTGTAGGAATAGAAAATTCAATGTATGATTGGAGAAAACCTAATCCTGCTACTATACCAGAAGGATCACCTTGTTGGCCTTCTATGATACGAGATCTTAACTATAATCTTGAAAAATGGACAACAACTCGTGGTTATGTGCCTAATGCTATAACTATTATTGAAGATTCTTTTCAAAATGTAGATTACTCTAAACTACCTACTTTTAATATATGTTATTTAGATATAGAACAAATAAATGCCACTATTCTTGATGAATTTTTTACTATAGTATATCCACATCTTAATAAAGAGTGTGTCTTAATAGTATCAGGAGTTACAAACTCTATACTTATGGAAGAACTAAATAAATCGTTACTAAGACATGATGATAATTTTACTATAGAATATGAATTTTTAGAAATTAGTGGTTCGGGATCAGATAGTAGAAATTATTGGAATGGTATTAGAATACTAGGTTTAAAAAGAAAAGTTAAAGCAGCAGTTAAAGCAATAGTAAATAAAAAACCAACACCTAAACCCGTTAAAGAGGCTTAAATGAAAAAGAAATCAGCAATAAGTTTAATAAGTTATGATGCAGCTTATTTACCTGAAAGTATTTCTAGATACTATAACTATGTAGATGAAATTGTATTAGGATTAGATAAAAATAGAAAAACTTGGAGTGGTAATGCTTTTTCTTTTGATGAAAATAAATTATGGGCAGATCTAGGAGCTATTGACGGAGATTCTAAAATTTCTGTAGTAGAAGAAGATTTTGTAAAAAGTAGCATTGCTATTGAGAATGACAACTATGAGAGAAATTTTCTTAAAGCACAATGTAATAATGATTGGATTTTTAGTTTTGATGCAGATGAGTGGTTGATTAATTCAAAATACTTTTTTTATGAGTATTGTCCTTTTGTAGAGCGTTATTATAATAAAGTAGATATTTGTATGACTTGGGCAACTCCTTATAAGTCCATTGATGATACAACTTTAGTTATTGTAAATGAAGATGGTAGTCCGTTTTTTGGAGAAAATCAAGGAGTAGTTACTTCTAAAGATAGTACTTTTACATACGCTAGATGGACAGATAAAAGTGCAGCAGGAACAAATAGAGTTAGTTCTCCCCTTATTGCTTTACATTGGAGTCTTTGTAGAGAAAAATCAGACTTACATCAAAAAATTAATAATATAGGACACTCAGATATAGTAGAAAATGATCCTTTTTATCAAATATGGGATCAGGTAACTATGGATAACTATCATGAATTACACAATTTTAAAACTTCAGGATTAGGTCAAGCACAATGGCCACGTTTAAGAGCCATCCCTGCTAGTGAAGTAGAAGATTTTTATAAACAAAACGAAGGACAGGCTTACTAATATGATTATAGATTTTATAGGAAAATTTTATGACAACCACTCTCTATCTATTATTAATAGAAATTTAGTACTTAAATTAGCAGAACTACATCCTAATTGGGAAATTTCTATAACACCTTTAGATTCATATGATCCAGAGTATAGAGTTGAAAAAAATGTAGTCAAACAATTAAAAGTACTAGAACAAGTAGAAACAGGCGAGCCTGATATCCAACTAAGACATTCGTATCCGCCTATATGGCAGTGGCCTGCAAGTGATAGAACTAAAGTTGTATTTATTCAACCTTGGGAGTATACTAAAGCACCTTTTGAGTGGCAGTATAAATTTGAAACTTTTGCTGATGCACTAATTGTACCTAGTAACTTTATAGGAGATACATTTAGAAATGCCGGACTTAATCCTGAAAACTTGTACGTAGTTCCTAATGGTTATGACGATCAAGTATTTAATACAACAGAAGATAATTCAGATAGTGATCATATAGATGGTGATAGGTTTAATTTTGTATATGTAGGTAATTCTCAGTGGAGAAAAGGTTTAGACATACTTATGAACTCTTGGAAGGATTCTTTTAAAAGATCTGATAAAGCTACATTAATTATAAAAGATAACCCTAAAATTTATGGACAAAGTAATATACTAGACGAAATTATAAAAATGCAAGTTAAAACAGGATGTTCAGAGATTATATATATAAATGATGATCTATCTGATAAAGAAATGGCAGCAATATTTAAAAGTTCAGATATTGTAGTACATCCTTATAGAGCAGAAGGATTTGGTATGCATATACAAGAAGCAATGGCTTGTGGGTGTATTCCCTTAGTATCAGAACTTGGTCCTACAGATGATTTTGTAAATGCTGACAATGGTTTTAAACTACCAGTAAGTAGAAAAGCAGTAAATATCACAGATGCAAATGTATTTGCTATGAAACCTGGAGATGCTATGACAGGAATGAGTACTCATACTTTTTATAACGAACCTAATGCGGATAACTTAACAAACGGTATTAAGATGATCTACCATTCTCATAATAAAGCAGAAGAGGTTTATTCTAAAAAAGATAATATGAATATGGTAAATACTTGGAATAAAGTAGTAGAAGACTATGTTTCTATATTTGAACAAGTTAGTGCTAGACAAAATATTGTTAGATATTGACTTTTTAATAATTTGTAATACTATAGTGTTACAAGGAGAATAAAATGGATGAATTAGATGAATTTTTTGCAAATCTAGAGGTAGAAGCAATAAATAGTAAACCTACAGAAATACCTAGTTTAGATACAAAAATTATTAATGATTTTCACGGTAATATTCCTATTTTTAATGAAGAAGTTAGTGGGCAATTACCCACTATTACTCCTAAAGCGCAGATATATATTACAGATGTGTTAGAACAAGGACAATATTTTAGATTTGCAGTAGATGGTGGTGGTTGTTCTGGTTTTAATTATGCTTTTGATGTAGAGACGCATCCTAAAAAAGATGATATACAATTTTCAGAAAACCCACCATCAGTTATTGACTCTATTAGTTTAAAGTATCTATACGGAAGTATTATAGATTTAGATACATCAGGATTAAGCAAGCAATTAAAAGTAGAAAATCCAGGAGCTAAAGCTAGTTGTGGTTGTGGAACTAGTTTTGCGTTTGATGAGTCTATGCTATTATCATGATGTATAAAGAAATTGTAAATGAAAGTGGGCTTCCTTGGTTAGAACTTAATATAGAAGTCCCACATCAAGAAATGTTACAAGAAGCTATAACACTAAAAGATGAATTTGTAAAACATAGAGATGAAGATAACGGATCAGGATATAGTCATAAAGGTTGGAGAAGTCTTTGTATTCATGGTATAGATGCGTATAAAACTAATCATTATGAACAATATGGTTATACATCAAATGAGCAAGCCCCTTATACATGGACAGATATATGTTCTAAATGCCCTGTAACTAAAGAATTTTTTCAAGATTATTTTCCTTATGATACTTATTATAGAGTTAGATACATGTTATTAGAGCCGCAAGGCTACATAACTCCACACACAGATACGGATGTTCATAAATTATCTCCAGTTAACTTAGCATTGAATAATCCTGAAGGTTGTAATTTTAAAATGAAGGGTCACAAAGGTTTTTTACCTTTTTCTGCAGGAAAAGCATTACTACTAGATGTAGGTAATACACATGCAGTATATAATAATAGTAATGAAGATAGATACCATATAATAATACATGGTAAAGTAAATAAACAATTTAAACAGTTAGTAGAATATAGTTATGCGAAAAATGGGTCTCAATAAAAATTATGTAGTAGCTATATTTGATGATCCAAACTTTTCATCTAAGAATATGACTATACAAGAAAAACGAGCAGAAATTACAGGATTCTTTACTAGATTTAAATATTTTGGTCCTATTATATATGGTAATTCTATTAATGAAGTGTTAGATAAAGCACTTGAGCATGATGTTGACTTTTGCGTAGCACAGTCTGTAGGACATATAATAAAAGAAGGAAGTTTCTTTAGACTGCTTGAGAAATGGATGGAAAAAAAGAATTTTTTTGTTACAGGACATATTTTAGATAAAGAAATACCTAATAGTAATTGGGCAGAAGGAAACGGCTATTATGGGCTACATAAGCAATGTATATTAGTTAATTTAAATTATTATAAAAAGTTTAATAAACCTGTATGGGGAGATGCTAAACATAAGTTAGATAAACCAGAACATTTAGCAGCCGCTAATAGACATGCTAAAGATATACATGATGACTATACTCCTTTATCCTTAATACCTACAGAAGAAACAAAAGTTTGTACTCCTTTAGTTAGTGGATGGAATTTTGTAAATACTAGTTTAGAAAATGGACTTACTGTATATAACTTTCATCCTAAAGTTCGAGACGCAAAACAATTTGTTTATCCTACTAGTAGTATAGAAGATTTACAAAATCAATTATCTTGGATTAATAATATTGTAAATTATGCACCTCAATGCGTATTTTTATGGAATACAGAAACTTATTTAGATCTTAAATATTGTAAACTAGATAAACCTATTAAAAATTTATATACTTTAGCAGCAAGTTTTAAACCTCATATGATACTAAATACTTTTGGTTTTGAAGAAGATACTATAGTAAATTTTTATGACTACAGTAAGCCTGCATTAGCATATAAAAATATGATGTTTAAGTATTGGGATGGAGAAGATTATCCTTCTTTTATAAATTGGGCAAGAAAACAATACTCGTTTAACGAAACACACGGTACTATGACAGAAAATGAAACGGATCAAAGTCTATGGGAACGTGAAATTAGTTGGTGGGGTAGTGAAGAAAATATTAAAGAACACTGGTATAGATATAAAAAACTAAAACATACATTTACTCATGTAGATATCTGTAAAGATCCTACACCTATAACTAACAGGATAGTAGCAGAACCTAATAGTTTAATTTGGTGGAGTAACGCATTTCATACTGTAAATGCGCACTATCTTCAAGGATTACAGGGTGTTACGAATAGTTATAATACATGGATTAATCAAATTAAAATAAATAATCCTGATATATGGATTTTAGGTAAAGATTTTATGGATAAGCCTATTGAAGGGAGTCAAATAAAAGATTATGTTATTAAAAGCTAAAACAAAACTAGAATTTGATAATAGTTGGATACATCAATTAAAATTTGTAGAACACACTGATACAGATCTTGCAGGACATGTAGATGCTATATCTGTAAAAAGTGAATCAGGTAGTGTATTTGATTTTTATAGATCTAATCCATTAGAAAATCCTGATGATTTTAAGTATACAGCTTTATATCATAAAATACCTGCTGTACAAAAATTAGTAGATCATTTTCAGCTTCAAACTACTAGAGTAAGAATACATAGACAACTTCCGGGTCAAGAAATACCTTTACATACTGATGGTAATAATACCGCAGTAAAAGATAAAAATGACTATATGATTAGAAGTATTACTGCGCTTACTGCAAGTAAAGATTTTACATATAAATTCATAGACACAGAAAAGAAACGTAGAGTTCAATGGCTAGAACAAGGAGAGACAATATTTTTTGATCCTGATTTAGTAGCTCATGGAATGTCAAATGAGTCAACTACAGAAACTAGATATGCTTTAGTGCAGATATTTAAGTTATACCCAGTTACAGCTTGGGCAAGAGATTTTATAAGCACTGAAAAAGTAGTAACAATATGAATATAGACTTTGGTACCGCATTTCACAAACCAAATGGTAATGCAGTAAAAGTAACTATTAACGAATTTAGAGATAAACTATATCTACATATAAGAGATTATACAATGGATGGGGATACAGGACAGTGGTTTCCTACTAAAACAGGATTTTCTATTCCAGCAGATGAAGTTAGCTCTCTAATACCTCTTTTAAATGATGCTGCAGAAGCTGTTGCTCAGAGGTATATATGGAATAATCAATTAGAATTGGAATTTGAAGAATTGGAGAATGAATATGAGTATTAAAGCTTGGAATGATGAACAGGAAGTTGAACTAACTAAACTGTATATAGAAGAAGGAATCAAAGATGTACATGAACTAGCAGCTATCTTTGAAAAAGGTTATAGAAGTGTAATAAGTAAATTAGTACAGCTTAAGATATATGAAAAACCTGAGCTTGAAGAGGAAGATAAGTCTTTAACTGTAAAAGTTATGCTGAGAGAGCTAGAAGAAATTTTAGGTGTAGAAGTAATAGGAACTAATTTAAATAAAAAAGAAAATTTAAGTAAGTTACTTGATGCCATTAAAAAGAAGATCGGCTAATGGGAACACTTAAAGCAGGTGTTGGATTAATATATGAGCGAGTAGATAATATCATATATGGTAGATATCCAGGAAAAATAGATAGATGGGAAGTAGGAAGAACAGATATGAAACCAATATCACCAAATGATATAGTACCAGAACGACAGTCAATAGGTTGGGATTCTGCTGCTGGACATGGTCATAACCAATACACAAAAGAAGAAATTGAAGCATTAGGTATTAAAGTAGTAGAAGAACAAGTTATTCCTGATCAAACTAATATATATAAGTTTAGTGAGGATAAACTAATAGAAGAGTTTACAGACTATATTGATAGTACTTATGCAGCACACTATAATACTAATAAAATTCAATCTATGGAAAATATTATAGATAAAGGTCATGGTACTGGATTCTGTATGGGAAATGTAGATAAGTATGCAAGTAGATATTTAAACAAAGGTACGAGAGAAGATGCTCGTAAAGATCTAATGAAGGTGTTACACTACGCACTTCTTCAATTACATATACATGATAATAATTTATAAGGACTAATCATGAAGTATATCGTAGATATTGACGGCACTATCTGTCATGCACATCAATTACCCAGTGGCAAATGGGACTATGAAAATCATGTACCAATTATGGGTCGTATTTTTAGAATAAATAGACTATATGATGAGGGACATACTATTAAATATATGACTGCTCGAGGAGCAGTTAGTGGTATTAATTACTATGAAATGACTAAAAGTCAATTAGATAGTTGGGGTTGTAAATATCACGAATTGTCAGTTGGTGAGAAAGAACATTACGATATCTGGGTAGATGATAAAGCTCACAACTCGGAAGAATTTTTCAAATGACAACTAGTATGCGATGGTTTAGTTCTGAATGGCAGACTCAAGAAGTTGACGAAACTGTAGTTAACAGGGTATTAGCAGCTAAAA